TATAAAAGAAGGATTTATTCAAGCTCAGAAAGAATCAGAAAAAGGGATAGACTTCTTGTTTACAAAGAATCAGATAGAACTAGGATTTATTAACGTTAATGATCCTGTATATCTAGATATTTTAAGATTTCAGGGAGTAGATGTTGGACGTATAAATGAACCTGAATATCGATCATTTCTAGAATCTAAGGGAGTAAAGTTTAAGTTGAGTGAAGAATTTGGAATATCACAAAATCCTATAATAGAATCAGAAGATCAATCATCTAGTTTAATAGGATTAGATAATAGTGATAATTAGATAAACATTAATTATTCAATACCATTTTATATAAGTTTGATAAGTTTCCTCTTCATCTTTTTCGTCTGTAGGATGGGAGAGACAGTTGTTGTCTTTTAAGTAAGAGAGGGTTTGAGTCATAGTATCGACTAAGTCTCTTGAATCGGAGTTAGGGAAGGTTATTACCGATTCAAGGAATTCATCAGCGAAGGGAAGTAGGCGATCGTGATCTTTTTCTTCGGTCGGCAAGTAAACGAGACCACATTCGATACTTGCGGCCACCCGTTGAACTCTGCTTGTTTTATCACCTATTGGAGTATAAGGAGTAGCTGGGACACCTGCAAGCCTAAGGTCTCGAATTAAAGGATCGCCTGTAGCTTTAGCTTCTATTAGACAACGATCGGCTCTTCTTTGGGCGGGAAAAGGGTTTTTATGCACGCCTGTATCTTTATAATCTTTTGCTAAGCGCTGCGCTCTAGCTCGCAGCTCGGGATAACCGACCCGCCCCCGCCACATAGAGATTAGCATTACTTTATAGAGACCGTCTTCAGAATTTTCGCCCCAGATACCCCAAGTGGTACAGGCGGAATAAGCGGCCGTAGGGTTATCTGAAATTGCCGTATCCCAGCTCTGGATGATGTAATCGAATTTAGGGAGGTAAGGGGACGTCCATTTTTTGAACCAATTCTTTTGGAGGATACCGCCGCCTAATGGTGCGGGCCTTTGTTGGTACTGACCAGCGTAGCCGTAAGAGCCGAGATCATGTTTATAACGATTAATTTCTTTGCTTGAGAATCTATGTTTTGATAGAAGCTCGCCGTCTTTGATTCTCGGGTCTTGCCAGATTTTACCTTTGGTATCCGGGAGTATAATAGTTTTAGATTGACGTTGTTCTTCAAACTCCATAGGAAGAATTAGCTTTACCCATTCATTATTGATATCACCTGCCATGATATGACCAGATAAATCTTTTTCGTGAATCCTTTGTTGCACGACGATACGAACATCGTTTTTAGGATTATTTAAGCGAGTAGACCAGACTTGATCCCACCATTGATTGACACGTTTTCTAAAGGCTTCGCTATTACCGTCGGCGGCAGAATTAGGGTCATCACAAATTAGGATATTACCGCCTTTACCGGTATTTACGGCATCTACAGAGGTGGATATACGGCAACCTTTTTTATTATTTTCGAAAGTTATGACGGCAGATTTATCTTTAGCGATTTGGTAAATATGCCCCCACCTTGAAAGAAACCAATCGGACATGATGAGCCTTTTATTCTTGAGTGCATGTTCATTGGAAAGAGAAGAGGCGTAGGAGGCATACATGAATTTTTCTTCCGGGTTATGAAGCCAGACCCAAGCGGGGAATGCTACGGAGATGAGACTTGATTTTCCGGTTCGAGGAGGAACGTTGATAAGTAAATTTCTAATATCACGGGTAAAACATGCTTGTAGATGATCTGCTATAGCCTTAATATGCCAATTATCTATAAAAGGGGTATCACCTTCCATGACGGGCCATGCTTGTTTAAAGAATTCGTATAAAGAATCTTTAGCAAGGATTACCGACTTTCTGTATTTTAAATCGTATAATAACCCTTCTAGTTTATGAGATTCGAATTTTTGGAATTCTTTCATGATAAGTTTAGGATTTTCTTTCGATAAGTTTTCGAGTGGTCGGATTTTCAATAAAATCGATAATTTTATCTATTTTGGAGAGATCGTCATTTAGTATATCTTTTTGCCGGTTATCATGATCATCCTCTAAAATTCTACTTTTTAGCAAGAGTTTAACGATATCAAGGGTAGTATCTTCACTTAGGATGTTAGTAGACATTATTTTACGGATAAGATTTAGACCGGTTGTTTCGAGATCATTTTTATCATTGGCGAAGGAGAATTCTGATAAATCTACGTAAGGTCTATAAGCGAGATCGAATAAAGTTTTAATAACATCAATGTCCTGTTTAGAGGTTTTAACGCTCATATTTATTTTGGATAGATTGACGTAGATAAGATCGATCAGCTTATTCTGAAACCATAAAGTTTTATCAAAAAGGGATTTATCCTTAAAATCGTCTGGGATTATCTCTTCTTCTGAAGATGTTTTAGAGTCATTATTATTTGGGAGATTAATTACTGGAGCTTCATTTTCTAATAAAAAATCTAACAAGCAATAATCCCGATGTTGCTCGAGGTAATATTTGGTAGGGACGTTTTGAACGCCTAGGGTATGGAAATCCTGGATTATTTCCTTTATGCGAATGTTTTCCTTTAGTTTGGTATTAAAGCGTAGAGCGATATCGGGATATTCCTTTAAGATATCACATACTACGCAATTTTTCTTTTTTTGAAACATTTACGACCTCATTTTTACCGGCAAATCTTTTAGCGGCATATGATTTAACATTGTGGGAGCTAGTTAATTTATGTTGTTCATGGTGTTTGTTGATGATATCGGCGTTATTTTTTAGGCCTCTGACTATTACTGATTTAGCAAACTTATGAGGTTGGAGGTTAATCGATTTCATTTTTTCTGCGTCAGCGGCAAACCTTGCTATTGAAGTTTGATTAATAAAAATGCGGTGTAAATGTTCATTTTTATCGTTATGGGAGATCATAGCTTTGATAACTTCATTTATTAAGTTATCGGATTTGACGGTTTTAGCGTTATTAACGAGACCTTTTTTATTAGCTTTTTTTATTTTTTTGATGTAGGCGATAAGGGCTTCTTCACAGATGCGAGCTACTGGCAAGCCTTGAATTTGAGAAATCTCTTGAATATCTTTACTATAGTTATGCATAATATTATCGGATTTGATTAGGGTTAATAGGTAATGAATGAACTCATCATTAGTCAGATTGGTGTTTTTTGCCAGGTAATCGTTTTTGGCGTTATAGAACTTATCTTTAGCTTCTTTAGTAACATTGAAGGTAATTTTACCTGAAGATGTATTTTTCTTAACTCCCACAAAAAACTCCTTATTATTTAATTAAATGATTAATAGTAGGGTATCATATATAAACTAGTAGTTCAACAATAAACCACTACATGATCTTATATTTTAGATAACTAAGACATGTATGAATATCTTTCTCGCTATGACCTAATATTTTGGTATAGAAAAGCGTATCATGTTCTCGCTTATCTAGGCAGAATCGCTCGTAAGCGATGGGGGCATAAATAGCACGAAGGTCTTTAGGAGTAATATTGCCTTCAACGAAAGGTTTATATTTTTTAACAACATTACCCATATTTGGAGCGTAATTAGCGCTAAAGCCGTATGGATCATCTATATATTTAGGAAAATCCAGCCGAAGATTATCAAGGGTTTTGATAATGATTTCGGCATCATAGAGAACGGGGATAGTATAGGTTAGATCAGATAATTTATTTTTTGTTTTTAACTGGCCGGTAAAGAGGACATGATTATTATCAATAAATTCGAATTTAGCGGTACAACCTATTTCAGCGACTCTACGACCTGTAATAGCGGAGAGAGCGAGTACTCTAGGCATATAATGAGGGGATTGTAATTCTTCTACTGCCTTTTTAATAAAGCCGTCAACGTCTAATATATATTTTCTATCTTCAGCGCTACGGCGTTGATTAACTTTAAGGGTATAATCTTCATTGATCTGATTATTTTCAAACTCATTTAATCGCAAGGCGTTAAGTATGAGGATGAATAAAGAATAATTTTCCTTTAAATAATCAAGGGCGATACCGTTTTTTTTAGCCGACTTTATGATAGCGGAATTGGTAGGGTTATCGGAGTTTATTTGTTTTTTAAGTAACTTAATGTCTTCAATAGCATTATTTAATTTCAGATCTTGGAAGTAGAAATGTTTTAGATAATTTCTGTATTTGGTAAAAGTTTTTCTTTGACTGGCAAAGGTTGAATAATGAGCTTTGACGTATTTACATTCTAAAGCACAATAATTTTTAATTTTCTTATGGTTGGTAATTGTTTTTAAGTGATCAAAGAAGAAGGTTACTCTTTTCATAAAACATTTGGATTTAGATTGCATAATTATTAATTGTACATAAAGGATAAGGATATGTAAACAACAAAATGTATAATACATATATAAAAAGACATTATATATTTGACAGCACTAAAAATATAATAAATAATAGACATTACATACCATACGTATGGCTATTGATTTAAAATATTTAATTTAACAAGAGAAAAGATATGAAAACAAAATTTAACGTTAATTTAAAAGATATAACGAAGGACTTGTCATTAAGTAAATCCAAAGCGGTAACAAAGGATGCAAACGGATACTTTAGGGGGAAGCTTGATAAAATTGAA